GTCCATTCGTCCCAGTAGTGAACCGCCGCGACAATGACCGCCACCAGCGCGAGAACACCGACCACGATCCACACCATCGGGTTGGCCAGCAGCGCCGCGTTGACCAGCCAGATCGCGCCCTGCCACAGCAGCATGGCGCCGCGCACCAGGGCGAGGCCGGCGCTGAGCGTGTAGATCACGGCCATGTACGCCAGGATCGCCAGTTTCTGCAGGACGAAGCCGGCGACCGTGCGCAGGTTCAGCAGCTGAACAACCTTCCACACCGATAACAGGCCCAGCCAGGTCATCCGGGCAACGCCGACAACGACGGTCAACAACGACATGGCGCCAATGATCGCCATGATCGTCAGCGCGGTGATGCCTATCACCCGGGTGATGTTGGGAAACAGCTGCGACCAGCGCACCAGGGTTTTCCCGATGTCGACCATCTTGTTCATAAACGGTGTCAGTACCGGGATTAGCACCTGGCCAAACACCACACGCATGACCTCGACCAGGGACGCCCACTGTTGCCAGGGATCGACCATGGCCCTGGCCATCTGCTCGGCATTTTCCAAACCGCGCACCTTGCCCAGTTGCTCGATGCCGTTGCGCAGTCGATCGGTGTCCTTGGCCAGCGCGCCGATCACCTGGGCACCTTCGCCGCCGAAGGCCTCCATTAACTTGGCCCCGGCCGACGCGCTGGTCAGATCCCCGAACTTGCCCTGCAGCTTGTCCAGAATCGCCATCATCGGCAGGACTTTGCCCTGCTGATCGGTGAACTTCATGCCAAGTTTTTCCGACGCCGCACCGATGTTTTCGAAGAACGCCTTATAGCGCCCGCCGGCGTCGCCGCCCTCCATGGTGCTGCTGAGCGTGCCGATCACCGCCATCTGTTCGGCAAGGTCGACGCCAGATGTGGTGGCGATCGCGCCGGCCTCCTTGAAGGCGTCTTTCATCGCGGCGCCGCTGGTGCGGAACAACTGCACGGCCAGCGCGGTTTGCCCGCCGAGTTTTTCCACCCACGCGCCCTTCCCCATCGCATCCGCTTGGGACTTCTGCAGGTTGTAGAGCGTGCCGACGTATTCGCCCATGGTTTCGGCGTCGGACTTGGTGGCCTTCGCCAGCAAGTTGCTGGTGTTGGTGAACGTGGCGAGCTGGTTGCCGGCAAGCCCCTTGATTGCTCCCTCGATCAGGTAAGCCGAGGCCACAAAATCCTTGGCGTTCTCGCCGTAGCTCACCGCAAATTCCAGCGACTTGGCATTGAGCGCAGACAACGCATCCTCGGCCACGCCCAACGATCGGACGTCGCCCAGGGCGCGATTGACCTCCAGCGCCGGTTCCATGGACTCGCGAATCCCGACCACTGCTGCCGTCACGCCGGCCATGCCCAAGCCGATCGTCTTGATGTGCTTTTCGCTCTGATCCGCAAGCTCGGAAAAGCCCATTTTCACCTTGCCCAGAGGCGCGGTGACCTTGTCGGTCAGGCTCAGGATGAAAGCCAGGCTGGCGCTACGGTCTGCCAAAGTCGTTACCCGTTCAGCGCAAGGGCGATGCCGTTAGCCACGGCAAACTCCATGCGTCTCCAGTGTTCGTCCTCCAGCCACTTGGCCGTCCCCATCGCCTCGGGCGTGGGTTCGGCACCAGGAAGCCAGCGGTTCGTCAGGGCCACCAACTGGCCCAAGCCGTTTTCGCTTAAGCGCTCAGCGTGGCCGAGTGCTTTTTTACGAGCACCTCAACCTTCGGGCCGTACTCTTCCAGCAGCGCGCCGGCGAGCTGCATCACCATCACCGGGTTGCCCAGCAGCGGTTTCAGCACAGTTTTTTGTTCCTGCAGTACAGTGGTCATCAACAAGTTGTTGCCTGGGGCGACCTTGTTGGTTTGGGTCAGGGCGTTGAAGTACTTGGTGACGTCGGCCGGGGTCAGGTTGAAGGTGAATTCCTGTTCGCCGACTTCCAGGGTGATTTCGGTGTTGTTCTGTTGGCTCATGGCGTTGTTCTCTTGTTGAGGTTGGGAAAAGTGTTGCCCTGTTGCACCGGTGTTCGCCGGCACACGCCGAGGACGTATTGCTGCAGTCCGAGGATCATTTGCCGGCTTAGGGCGAGCTGATCTCGGAGGGTGAAATAATCCGGTCGAGCGTCTGCTGCGAGTTCGGCGCGTCCTGCATCAGCCACGCGGGCGGTGCCGGCGGCGGCGGGCACAGATCCGGCGGCGGTACAGGTGGCGCGGACATGCAGCCGGCCAGTGCCATCGCCAACAGAGCGGCGCAGACGCTTGTTTTCAGTGAGTACATCGGTCAATTCCTTGGTGTTTCGTTGGTCGATCGCATCCCGCTCAGCGAGCATTTCGCCGCTGATTCGGGCCGCTTCACGCAGTCCGTTCGCTTCCCATTGCGCGCTGTCGCGCTCGCGCCTGGCGTCGTCACGCTGATCGGTTACCCGATCGAACGCCACCCACACCAGCAGGGCCACCAGCAACACGAAAGGCGCCAGGCGCAACGGGGAAAGGCTCATCGCAGGCACAGCTCCATTTCAGCCAGCCGGCGGTTGTGCAGGCCTTGAACGAAGCGCTTGCGGCCTTGGGCGTCGGTCACGTACGCCCATACCGGTGTCTTGCCGTCCGGTGCCCAAGCCAACGCCCTGCAGCCGTCAACAATGCGGCCGGCGTTGATCAACGCCACCGCCCGACTGGCGCAAGTGCTGGGCACACCGACGTTGTGGCCATGGCTGGTCAGCGCGTCGAAAGTGTTCTGGCCCACATCCGGGTTGGTGATGCAGTCGGCCAGCTGCAGCTGGGTTTTGCGGATCACCAGCTGCTCCACCTCCGCGCAACGATCGGGCGACCAGTAGTCACCGACTACCACCGGGAACGGGCTGGTGTGTCGGGTGATGCCTTTGCAGACAGTGGGCAGTCCGCTGGCCAACTTGTCGGCATAGACCGTGTTCTGGCCACGGCCTTCCCAAGTGCCCAGGAAGATCACCAAGGGAGCGCTGGCCAGCGCAACCACACCGGCTTGAATCCTGCCGCGCAGGCTCATGGGAACCACACCCGCAACAGTGCCGGCACAACCATCTGCAGCACAGAAGCGACCACAGTAAGAATGGTCAGCAATCGCCCGACCTTCGCGCCGATGTCGTTTACCGCGACCGTCAGGGTTTGCTGGCCAGCGTTCAGTTCCGACAGTTGCCCAGCCATGTGTTCGAACCCCTGTTCCAGCTTGGTCACGCGGGTAGGCACCGTTTCGTGGCGGTCTTCCAACTCGCTCAACCGGTGTTCAAATACGGCGAATCTCTGCTCCAGCGTTCCGAGGCGTGCGGCGTCAGTCATCAGCGTTTACTCTGCTCAAAGCCCGTCTGGCACGGGACACACCGCGTTTTGCCACCCAGTGCCTGGCGCGCAGGCGGGATCTCGTTATCGCAGTCCTCGCAATGGGTCAGGCTTGGCCCGACCGGCACAGGCGTCAGCAGCTGGGCCTTGATCGCCTGGTCACGTTGGCGTTGCTCAAGCTCCTGGGCGCGGTCGAACCAGTCCACCATTAACGGATCCCCTCGATCTCGGTAGCGTCGAGGTACGGAACGCCGTTGATGTGAATGAAATCCGGACTGGTGACGTCAAACGGCACCTTGTGTTTGGTCTTCTCGCCACCTTTCGGGTCGATCGACAACAGGCTGGAGATCTTCACCTTGCAGCCGAAGGCTTCCACGCGCAGTTCCTCGTCTTCGCCGGCCTTGGCGAAGAACACTGCGTCAAACGGCTTGAGCTTGCGGAAGCTGCCCGCCGATCGCGCCGCATCGATCAGCAACTGAAAGTTGGAGCTGTCCAGTTCCAATTCGCCGGCCGCAGCCACGTCGCCCTCCACGTAGCCGTCAGGCACACCACGCGTCTGCGCCACGGCCGAGTTATCGGTGATGTCCAGGGTGCAGCTCTCGACGTGCAGCGACAGATCGCCCAGGCTCACGTCGAAGTTCTTGCCGCCAATTTTTGCCATGGGGCGTTACTCCGTTTTGTCAGTGGAAAGATCCAGGGCGATGTTCGCCGTGAGGTCTTTCGGGCAGTTGAGGGGTTTGAGCTTGATGTAGGCCGCAACCTTGGTTTTGCTGAGCCATTCCAGCACCAGGTCACCGTCTTTCGGCGGCTCGATGTCACCGGGGAACACCTCGCCGTTGAACTTGATGGACTTGGCCATGGCACGCAGAGGCGCCATCAGTTGGTTGGTGTTCACCGCCATGCTGTTGGGGGTACTGTTCAAGCGGCGATCGGCTACACGGCGGATCAGCAGCGGGCGAATCAGGCGAGCGGCTTTGTCGGTGATGCGCAGGTATTCCACGACCTGAAAGTCACTGCCTGGGGTGTCCAGCATGTTGCAGTCACCCCAGTACACGCCTGGATAGTCTGGGTAGGTCTGAGTGACGGAGAACCGCGCCCGATCCAATTCGCTGCGCACAGCGGACGGCAGCGGTATCAGCTCCATATCGATAGGCACGTCGCCAAGCCCCAACACCGGTCCGGTGGCCACGCGCATCGGACTATCCGCGATGCTGACTGCCGAATTCGCCAAACGGCCAGCCAGCACGCCCAGGTCATTACCGTGCAGTTGCGGCACCGGTGAAACGCGCGGCGCTGCCAGACCCGCTACCAACGCTTTTTGCTCGCTCAGGTACTGCGCCCAGGTCTGGTCGACGGCGATGCCGGC